AGGCGCTGGCCGACATCGGCGTGGACGCGAAGAAAGGCGAACAGGCCCTCGACGCGCTGACGCAGAAGGTCCGCAACGCCATCGGCAAGCCGAGCAATCCGGCGAACCTTCTTTCACAGCTCGGTCTCGACCCCGAAAAGCTGAACGCGATGGGCAAGCTCGACCGCTTCGAGGCCGTGGCCGAGGCCCTCCGCAACACGAGCGACGAAAGCCTCCGCACGCAGGCGGCGATGGAACTTTTGGACGGCTCGGCGGGCGAACTTTTCGCCCTCATCGACAATCCCGACGCGATGGCCGACGCCGCGCGTTCGATCGGCCACATGGGCGAAGTCATGGACCGCAACAGCGCGTCCTTCGAGCGCGCCGGGACGCTCCTTGACCGGCTGAAAAACAAGGGCCGCCAGCTCTTCGCAGGCATCGGCGACATCCTGATTGACGACCTCCTCGGGCCGCTCGAAGAGGCGAATGCCTTCGATTTCACCTCGCTCGGCCAACATATCGGCGCGTTCGTGCAGGTGGGCCTCAACGCGTTCAAGGACGGCCACTTCGCGGAGTTCATCGGTCTCGTCATCGAGGCGGGCTTCGAGCAGGGAATTGCGGCGGCACGCAAGCTCTGGGACGCGGCGTTCGGCAGCGGCTCGGGCGGCTTCTGGACGAGCATTTTGAACGGCGTCATGACCTTCAGCGTCAAGGTTGTGGGCGGGCTCATCGACGCCTTCGAGACGCCGATTGCCTACCTCTCGGCGGGCTTCCGATGGGTGGCCTCGCTCCTGCGCTACGGCCTCGAAAGTGCGGCGAGCGCGGTCAGTGCGGCCTTTGGCACGGTCATCAACTTCATCGCGTCGGGCTTCGAGAGCGTGCTCAACTACGTGATTGGCCGCGTAAACGCGATCACCGCCGCGCTGCCGTTTACCGACGGCACGCAGATCGGCGCGGTCGAGGTCGGGCGCGTCGAGTGGGGGCAGGGCGAGGTCGAAGGCCCGGCGGCGTACGGCGATTTGCTCGACGAGCAGCAGCAGGGCCTCTCTGCGATCGGCGAGGGCGTGAAGGGATTCCTCAATACGAACCTCAACGAGTCGCGTAAAATCCTCGGCCTTGAAACCGACGAGATTGGGAGCCAGCTCACCGCGACCGAGCGCCTCAACGCGCTCATCGAGGAGCAGATTGCCCTGCGCGAACAGGCGGGCGCGGGCGATTCGGAACCGAAGCGGAAGTCGGCGAATACCGATCCCGTTTACCCCTCGCAGAAGACCTTTGTGCAAACGAGCGATGAACGCTTCGGCCAGTTTCAGAACGGCGTCGGCGATTTTGGCGTGGGTGAAATCGACTCGGCGCGTGCGGCGCTTCAGGACCTCGTCGTCGAGATGGGCACGGTGGCGCAGCAGGTTTACGGCGTCATTGGCAGCGTCGCGGGCAGCTTCCGCAGCTCGCTTGGCGAGAGCATTACGGGCCTCATCAACCGAACGATGGATTGGTCCGACGCGCTGCGCAACATCGGCTCCAGCGTCGTGCAGTCGATCATCCAGAGCTTCGCCGACATGGCCGCCGCCTGGATTACGAAGCAGCTCGTCATGTTCGCACTCGGCCAGAAACTGAAGGCGGCGGACAGCGCGACGACCGCCGCCAAGGGCGCTGCCGACGCGGCTGCGATGGCTCCGGCTGCGGCCACGGCGTCCATCGCGTCCTTCGGCGCGGCGGCGGCGATCGGCCTGGCGCTCGTCCTCGGCGCGATGGCGATTTTCGGCGGCTTCGCGGAGGGCGGTTGGACGGGCGCGGGCGGCAAGTATGACCCGGCGGGCATCGTCCACGCGGGCGAGGACGTGTTCAGCCAGTCGAACATCGAGCTCTGGGGCCGTGGCAGCGAGGGCCTGAAGAACGTGGAGCTGCTGCGACGCGTCGGTCCGGCGGCACTGCCGACCGTGGCCAACCGCACAGGCGCTTCGCACGCGATGATGGGCCAGTTGCGCCTGAACCGCCCCGGCTACGCGCTCGGCGGGATCGTCGGCGGCAGCGTGGCGATGGCGGACATTCAGAAGGAGGTTGCGGCGGGCAAGGTTGACGCGGACGGCACGGAAAAGCGCCGCGTCGAGGCATTCCTTTTCCACGACAAGCGGACGAAGAACGACATCCTAGCCAGCCCCGAACTGGAGGACGCGGTCCTGCGCATCATCGAACTCAACTCATGAGCCTGCACACGATCACTTTGAATGGCGAAAGCCTGCTCCTTTTCCTTGCGCCCGTGGACTGGGCGGAGGGCGTTGCGATCACGCACCGGCTGGATGCCGAGGTGGAGGAGGGGCTGACGGGCCTTGAATCGCGGCGGCCACGCTACGGCGCGTTACGACTGGAAATGACCTTCACGGCGCTTGTGACGGGTGCCGACGTGGGCACGCTCCGCGAAGGGTTGCGCTCCGCTGCAAGGCTGCGCGTGGCGGTGCCGCTCTGGCCGGATTTGCTGGAGGCTGGCACGGTGGCGGCAGGCATCTACACTGCGCCGAACGTCCTTCAGTGGAACATGGACACGGGCGCCTTCGCCGTGAACAAGGCGGCGGTGCTCCATCCGCTGCGTGCCCCGCTTCTTGTCGGTCGGCTCTCTGACGAACCGGAGATGGAAGTGCTGGGCGGCGGGCTGGTCGCGGTGACGATGAAGGTCGTCGAGGACAGCCCATATGACGAGCGAATTGGCCTCAACGCCGTGGACGTTGGCGACGACTGGCCCACCGACCTCCAGCCGGACTGGAAGAAGAACGCGGTGGCCATTCAACACCGTGCCGAGGCATCGCAGGTGGGCGAGGGACGCGAGCGGCACGTCGAGGGCGTCGAGAGTCTCGTCCGCATGACCCAGCAGGCGAACTTTGTCCTGCCCGACGCAGCGCACATCCGGCGGCTCCTGTCTTTCTACCGCGCTCGCCGAGGCCGGGCGGAGAGCTTCGTCATGCCGTTCTGCCTTCAGGATGGCACGACCGCGATTCACCACGGGCGTTTCCGCTTCGCCAAGGACGGGCTGAAGCTGACCTATTCCGCGCCGGGCGTGGCCGAGGCTGCGGTGTCGTTTGTCGAGTCCCCGGACTTCGTCGGCGAGACGCAGTCGCGGGCCGCTGTCTGCTATCTTTTCGAGTTCACTTACGAGGTGCCGAGCCCCGTCATCTACCGCTACACCAATTACGAGAAGCCGCTCGTCTACGCGGGCCACACCTACGAGCCGCAGAAGATCGAGCACTGCAATCGCAAGCAGAGCACCAATCCGGCGAAGGACGAACTGACCGTGACTTGCGGCGAGTTCACGGACAGCCTCGGGCGGCGCAATCCCCTCTGGCAGCGCGTCGGGCACGGGCTGGAGCGGCGGCTGCTTTTGACCGTTTACGCGTGTAACCCGGCAGCCCCGAACGACTCGGCAAGTGTCTACTGGCGCGGTAGTTGCGGCGAGGTTACGCCGACGGGGCGTCTTTGGAAGGCGAAATGCGTGCCCTACGCCGGACGGCTGGATTCGATGGCTCCCGCGACGATCCTCAAGAGTGGCTGCAACAACTTCTTCTGCGACAAACTGTGCGATCCGGCGGGCACGATCCGCGCCGCGCTGACGACGACCGGAACGGTTTCCGGTGCGTCGGGCACGGCGCTCAAGATCGCGAGCCTCAACCATCCGGACGGCTACTTCGCGGGCGGCTGGGTGGAAGTGGGCGAGGGCGACGCGCACGAGTTCCGCGCGATCCAGACGAGCCGGAAAACGACGACCGGCATCGAGCTAATCCTGCAACGTCCGCTTTTACGCTCCCACACGGGTGAAACGGCGACCTTCCTGCCCGACTGCGACGGCCAGCCGTCGAGGTGCAAAGCTTACGGCAACTACGCTAGGTTCCGGGGCTTTCCATTTATCCCAGCGGACAACCCGACGCTACCCGATTCCAGCGTGGACATGGATTACTCGAAGAAGTGATTATTATTGTGGACAAGCGATTCCTACGTCTCCAGAAATAACGTCGAAAGGCGTAGCTCAATGGAATACAGGCTCTTGCACATGACGGTATTCGAGGCTGGTGAAGATATTTATGCTCTTGTGGATCAGCTGAGTCAGGCCACAAACGTGAATTACGGCGATCCCAATCGTGTTACGGTTTTAGACGCACTACGAGAGTGCATGTTGCATCCTATTAGTAGAAAAAAGAACAAGCTCGACAAGGTCGCACTTGGGCGCGTGATGGACGTTGGATGTCCGGTGACACTGACAACGAAGTATGGAAAAACGACAGGCATCGTTCACGAGCTTTGTCGTGAGCTAATCCTCTTTCATGGGGATAACGAAGAGTTTGAATGCGGAACGCAGATTAAGATGTTGATTAGCCGAATTACGCTTCGCCCACTTCGTCAGAAGAAGAGATAGTTGACACATCCCGCGGGCCATGAGCCTGCCTTTCTTTTCTTCTCCTGAACGTATTGCATTCCTCGACAAGGCCGCAGTCGGCTGGCTTGGTACGCCGTTTCGCGCACACAACAGGGCTCGGGGGCCGCGTGGCGGCGTCGATTGCGGGAACCTCATTCAGGAACTCATGTTGGAGGCGGGATTCCTTGCTGCACGCCTCGACCTGCCGCGTCCTCCGACGGACTACGGCCAGCACAACGCCGCGAGCCTTGTCTGCGGGTTCCTCGAAACGCATCCGGCGCTCACCGGACGCATTGCGAAGCTGACCGATCCCGACGATCTCGCCAGCCCGCAGCCGGGCGACATTCTCGGCATTCGCGTGGGTCGCTGCGTGCATCACCTCTGCATTGCGCTCGATGGCGGACGCTTCGTGCAGGCCCTGAAACCCCATGGCGTCACGATCCAGCCGATCGCGGAAATCAGCAGCCGCATCGAGGTAATCTACCGGCCCATCGCGTAAATGCCGACCGACCTGCCAGCCGCCACGGAGGCCCCGGTCGCCGCGCCGCTGCCCTTTGGCATCGACGGCAGCCGCACCTCTACGAACGAAAAAGGCATCGTCCTGCCGCACCTGTGCGGGACGCGAAAGGTCGCGCTCAAATGGATCTCGCCGACGTGTAACTACTGGACCAAGAACATCAAGCAGAAGGTCGGCAAGGAAAAGAAGACGGTCGCGAAAGACGTGTTTTGCTCGATTGCGGGCGCGGTGTGCCTCGGCCCGATCGAACGCGTCGATGCGATCTATTACGGCGGCGATGCGATTTGGACGACCGGTTGCACGTTCGGTGCGAACGAGCATTCGCGGACGATCACGACGGAAAAGGGCACCTTCATCGTTTATCGCGGGACGACTTCGCAGCCCGTGGACGCCGTCCTCTCCGGGCAGGCGGCGGCATGGCCGAGCTACGAGAAAACGACTTTCAGCGGCTGGTATTCGGCGTTGCTCGCGAAGATCCGCGAGAAGCTGACGAGCGCGGGCACGGTGGACGCGATTTGCCGCGACGAGCACCCGCGTTATGCGGGCGTTTGCTACGTCGTCTGCAAGGACCTCTACTGCGGGCGCAATTCACAGGCCGTCCCGAACATCGAGATCGCCGTTAGCCGTGCGCCCGTCGTGCCCGCGTGGCTCGATGTTGACGCCACACGCGCCGCGAACGGCTGCAATCCGGTGGCGATCATCGCGGAGCTGCTCACGCGCCCGGAACTGGGCGTCGCGCTGACGCAGGACGAGATCGACGCGGACGGCCTCGAATCCCTCGCCGCGAGCCTCGCCAAGGACAAGGCCCGCTATTACCTTTCGCCGCTTTTCGACGCGCAGGAATCGGCCAGCAAGCTCATTGAGGGCATCCTTGCGCATTTCGACGGCTTTCAGGCGAGCCGCGAAGGGCGCTTTTCCCTCGGCTACTTCCCGAAGGACGGCGTGGAGCCGCAGGTCCGCACGCTTTCGATCCACGAAATGACCGAGCAACCGACGATGACGCTGCCCGACTGGTCGAAGACTGCGAACCGCGTCGTCGTGAAGTTCCCGAGCCGCGCGAACGACTTCGAGGAGGACTCGGTTGACCGCAAGAGCAGCTACAATTTGCGCGTGCAGGGCCGGATTGTGACGAAGTCGCTGGAGGCGGACGCGATCATCGACGCGGATCAGGCGCTGCGTTACGCGGGCGAGCAGGTCGAGCTGGCCGCCGCGCCGGAGGACAGCGGGCGCATCACAGCGCTGGCCCACAAGGCGTTGAACCTAGACGGCACGCCGATGCAGCCCGGCGAGCGGTTCCGGCTCAACTACGAGCCGTGGGAGCTCGACATGATCTGCCGGATCACGGGCGTCAGTCAGAAGAGTTTGGGCGCGGTTGAGATCAACTTTGTGCGCGAACGCGGCCTCTACGCGGTGCCGTATTCGACGCCAGCCGACCCCGTGACGACGGCGGAACCGGCGGCTGCGGCGGGGATTGTGAACGCCCGCGTGTTCGAGCTGACGGACGCGCTTTCAGGCGGCACCGGCGCATGGGTGGGCTTCCTCGCCGCGCAGCCAGCGCCGAACGTCGGCGGCTTCGTAGCGTGGTATTCGGCCAGCCCGACTTGCGGAGAGTCCCGCACCTTCGACCAGATCGGCTCGTCCGAGTTCTGGGCCGCAAACGGCAGCGTGGCAACGGCGGTAAGCACGGACGCTGGCCAGGTGCGAATCGCCTTCCCCGGCGACATGGGCGACTTCGACGTGGAGAGCGCGCAGGGTCAGGCGAACGACGCGCTCTTGCTCCTTGTCGGCGACGAGCTGATGAGCGTCGGCCAGTGGGAGGCCGTGCCGGATGAGCCGGGCGTCTACCGGCTGGAAGTCCTGCGCGGGCGACGCGGCACGGCGAAGGCGACGCACTCGGAGGGCGAGGGCGCGTGGCTTTTCTACCGCGAGCAGCTCCTGAAGGTGACTCACGGCAGTTTTTCGAGCGACTTGGCACCGCAGTGGAAGCTCCAGTCGGTCAGCGTCGGGAAGGTGCAGCCGCTTGCGGACGCGCTTCTTATCGACGGTTTCCGCTTACGCGATCGGACGAGCGACGCGGCCACGGCGTGGATCACGGCGAGCGATTTCAGCTTCCTCACGACCTACGACGCGAGCGGCGCAGCGACGACCTCACCGGAGTCGGTCGAGATGCTTTGCCACGTCGAAGCGATGCCGAACGCGGCCTACCAGTGGCAGCGTTACGTGTCGGGCGCCTGGGTGAACGTCGCGGGAGCCACGGCTTCGACGCTCACGGTCTACGCCGGTGGCGAAGGCCGATACCGCTGCGTCGTGACGGCGGGGACGTTGCGCGTAGAGACAGATCCTGCCGACATCACGCGAACGACGGAAGCTCCCGGAGGCGAGACGCCCTTCGCCTGCGGCGGCATCGTGATCAACGGCCAGCAGGTAGTGGGGGCGCGCCTGCCAGCGGTTGCTTTGGATGTCGACGTGGCAGTGCCGGGCGTTGATGGCACGGATGGAAACGCCGCATCAAGAGCCGCCACTGAGACCGCGCTGACGGGCCTGCGTGACGCGATTCAGTCGATCCTCGACCGACTGGGGCCGGAGGGGCATGGGCTGATCGAGTGACATGGCTAGATGGGAGACGATCATGCCCGGATCGGGACGACGCTCCGCTCAGCCGAGTTGAACAAGCGCAGGGCACGCTTTGCTCAACTCGCAAGCGCCATTCCCGCGAGGCACATATGGGGAAGCTGAGGCGAGCACGTTGACAGCCCGTCGCGTGCATGAAGCTCCGTATCCTGCCCATCCTCGCCGTTACCGGCACACTCGCTGCCGTCCTCTGCCTCACCGGCTGCAACATCATCCCGAAGAAGGTCGAATACTTCCAAGCTCGCGTCCAGCCGATGCCCGAACGCACGGCGCAGGCTGACGAATCCTTGCGTCAGGCTGCAAGGCTCGCCGCCGACCGTGCAGCCGCCACGGAACGCGCCGCGCTCTCGACCGACGCCGCGCCGGAGGTGCTCCAGCCTGCGAGTGACGCCGCCATCCTGACAAGCGCCGTCTCCGCACAAGTCGGCCCGCCCGCGAAGGCATGGCAGGGCGACGTGCCCGTGCTCATCGCCCGCATGGACGCGCAGGAGGCCAGCTACCGCCGTGAACTGGAAACCTACCGCACCGAGGTGCGAGAACTCGCTGGCAAGAAGATCGAAGGCACCGGCGCGATCCAAGTCGGCTACTTCACGCACCTCCTGATCCTAGCCGCCATCATGGCCGTCGTGTGGCTCATCCTGCGCATCGTAGCCATCACAAATGCCCCTGTCTCCGTCGGCCTCAAAACGATCGAAGGCGGAAGCAAGTTCCTTGGCCGCGCCTTCTCCGAACTCGTAGAAGCCGGTCAGGACTTCAAAACCCGCCTCAAGCAGCGCCTAGCTGACAACCCCGACCTGCTCGAATCCATCCTGACCGACTTCAAAACCGCCCACCAATCCAGTCAAAGCCGCGATACTCAGAAGGCGGTGGGGGAGGTGAAAGGATAGGAGAGTCATTGACGGATCGAGGAAATGAAAAGGAAAGCAGAGAGAGATCGGATTTTCATCGGATGCCTCAGAGGGCCGTCGGAAGGTTTTAATTCGTTGTTGTTCATGGTTGTGCATCCGATCCGCGATATTCTCCTTGCGCGAACATCTATTGCAGTTACGGTGAAAGTACGCTTTCGCTGCCGTATCTTCTGGCCGTGACTTGCGACAATTTTGTTCCCGTTCTGCCTTACCCCAAGTCCCCTTGCTCCTAACTGCCTGATTGTGGGGTCCTTATCTCCCTGCTGATTTTTCCAATAGGCGTGTTGCATGAAAATCTCCCCCTTCCTGCTTGCATTTGCGGTTCAACATCTTGTGCATCCATGCCTTGCTGACGGGCTGGTTGGCGTCGCAGATGTTTTTGACTCAGGTGCCGTTTCCGCACTGCACGAGCGAGTGGACCAGTACCGGCAGCTGAGGGGGGACGCGAGGGATCTTTCGGATGCTGCGCTGATCGCACAGTTGCGTCAGTATGCTGAGGAAGGTGATGCTGCCGCGAAAGTGCTTCTGGCGGATTCGCTTGTGCTTTTGAATGGGGATGCGACTGCGTTGGATGAGGCGCTTTCCCTGTTCGCCGATGAGATCGGACAGGGAACACCCGGTGCCTCTCTTGGCTACGCGAAGGCGTTGCTGATGGGAGGCCTGACGGAGAAGAATCGTCAGACGATCATGGAAGAGCTGATGGAGGCCTCCATGCGCGGGAGCGCGGAGGCGGACCGGCTGCTTTCTCTGCTCGTGCTGGATTCATATGACGGGGACGCCAGTCTGGCCGATTCCTGGGCTTTGCTCCTTCGCTCGGCGCAAAGGGAGGACGCAAGCGCCTGTGTTGAACTTGCGGACGCCTACCTGAACGGGACATGGAGGGAGTGTTCGCTCTCCGTGAATGGAGAAGTTGCGGATCGCCTTTTACTTGTGGCATCCCGAAAAGGTTCGCCCGAGGCCGCGCTTCGCCGGGCGATCCGCCTTACGCGCAACGGTGTGGATACCACCGATGAGGACTATGAAGAATCGGTGCGCGAGCTTTACAACACCTACCTCTGGGCACACAAGCAGGGGAACGTGGCGCTGATTGAAGCCATGGATGCGCTCCATGAACAGGGCGCGATTTACCTCCGCACGTGGCTCCGCGCCCACTTCCTGTATGAGAACACGATCAATCCGTCGCATAGCGTGCAAATGGTCGGATCGGACGGTGCTCTCGGTTGCAAGGAAAGAGCTGGAATACGCCAGATCCTGAAAATCGAGGGAGGCAGTGACGGATCCACCCTGAGTGTACTGGGTTTTCCCTGTGACGCACCGTATCTATGGGATGGCGAAGTCGAAGTCCTTGAAAACGGTTCGTTGAGTGTTCCGGAGAACGATCTCTACTGGTCCTCGGTGTTACGCCGCCTGAAGAGCGGAGGCGCGCCCTGTTTTGTGCGGATTCTGGATGGGGAATACGCGGGGTTTGTAGTGTATGTGCACCCGGACTGGGTTGCTGGCGAGGACCGGCAGATCGCTCTTGAGAACATTACGAACGCTTCGCTGTTTGGTCAGAAAGCGAGGATAGCCCTTGGGCAATGGCGTAGCCTGTTCTCGGTGTTCGGGGAGTTTAACAGCCTAGGCCTGAGACCCGGCACGAGTGCCTCGGACGCCGATCAGGTCATTTTGTACAACTCTGGCGTGCAGCGTGTGGACCGCTACTATTTCGATAGCGATCTGATGGCATGGGTGCGCGCGGATGAACCCGGAGAGGCTGCGGCAGATGTGGCCCTTCCTCCTTGGCAGGCGGTGTTTGTGCTGCGCCGCGAGAAGGCCGCTGTCGAGCTGACGGTGGACGGAGTCCGGAGCGAAACCCCGGCCACGCTGCCGATCGATCCGGGCTTCAACCTTGTGGCGAATCTAGAGGGAAAACTTTTGGATGGACTTGCCGCATCCGACATTCAGGGGAAGGCCATTCGCGCCGACGAGTTCCCTGTCTATATGGTGAGTGAGACCGGCGGGCTATATAAGCCGGAAGAAAGCGTTCACTGGTGGTGTTTGCTGGGAATCCCTGCTGAAACGCCCATTTATGTGAACACCCCTTCCGCATATATTCTGACGGGAAGTGAACAGACCCAGTCGTTCTACCTGCAGCGTTAGCTATGGCTTACGGAGACAACATGAAGAAGCTCATCTCCATTTTTCTGGTCTTTCTCGCGATGCAGAACTTTGTCAGCGCCGAGACCCTGACCAGCAATTTTTCCGGATCGCTTACGATCAACGGCACGAACAACCACGACATGGTATTCACCAAGTCGGGCACGCTGACCATCCGGTTCACGACAACAAGTTCGAACGGAGTGATTGTGGCATTGTTCCTTCGCAACGGATCGACGGTTGCCAGCAAGAGTGCCTCGACACAGACAACCGTCACCTTCGATCCGATTCAGGTTTGGGCGGGAGAAACGTACACGCTGCGGATGTATTGCCCGTATGGGAGTAACGGTTACTCCGCGACATTGAGCCTTGTCTGCGACACGAACAGTGCGCCGGTCATCACCTCAATGACCGCCAGTCCCGGAAGTGCGGAATATGGAGAGCCCATCACCGTCAGCGTAGTGGCGACCGATCCCGACAACAACCTGTCCTCCATACAGCTTCAAAACGGTTCCGTCAGCGTGACGAGCCCTACCTCTCCCTTGGAGCACGCATATGCCACTCTTTCCGTGGGGACATACACGGTGACTGCCACTGCATTCGACACGCAGGCTGCATCAGACGCCGAAACGGCAAGTTTCTCTTTCACGCGTCGGCCCATCACAGTAAGGGCCATGGGAGGAAGGTCCGTCTATGGTTCGACGCCGGTCAATCAGGGGCTCCAGCTTGTATCCGGAACCCTGGTCAACGGAGACACCCTTTCGTCTCTCGGCCTCACCGCCAGTCAGCAGATCACTTCCAGCACGGCGGTCGGAACCTATTCGATCAGCGTTCTTGGCGATCCGACCAACTATTCCGTATGCAGGGTCGTGGGCACATGGTCTGTCGTAGCGGCAACCGCGGGTGGAATCATTGATGCGGACGGCGACGGCATCGACGACCGTCTGGAGGCAACCGTGTACGGAGGAACGGGACATGGTTACGGCAAGTTCTTTGGAGACGATGACGGGGATGGTTTTCTCAACTGTTTGGACACGTCATCCGGCTACTCCGGTTCTAACACTCTTTCGTCGCGATTGCCCACCAGTAATGGCGGTCCGCTCATTTTTCTTCCCGACAGAGGGATCTACGAGATCACGACCAGCACGTTCGTCCTCAGCAGCCGTTAACCGAATCCTCTCATGCACACGCGTCGTTTCCAGTTCTTTTTCACGATCGTATTTGTGATGACCGGAGTGGCGATCGGCCTTATCTGGGCCCTCCGCGAACTGAGGCACCCGGCACCGATTGTCGCGGAGCCCGCCCCTGTGGACGAGAAGCCGTTTCAGACGGTGGACGAAGCTCTTGCCGGGGCTCCTGACGCGGACGCGGAGCACATGCGCCAGCTTCTTGATGCGGAGGAGCCGATACAGCAGTTCCCGGCTCCGGCTGGACTTCCGACTTTGCCTGAGCAGCCGACTCTGGCCGTGGCTTTGCCGCCCCCGCCGATTCCAGTCGGGGGGGAATCCGCAGCTGTTGTGTATGACGCCAGTGTGGAGGCGGAGAACATGCAGCGACTTGTCGATTCCTTCGCCCCGCTACGGGACCCGGCAGTGTCGCTCGATTCACCCGAAAACCGCCAGGCGATCCAGCAAATGCAGGCGAATGCAGCGAAACGGGCTATGGAAGCCCCCAAGTCCCTTCCCAAGCCGCAACGATAATATCCATGCCCCCGCTTCTCATGCGTTTCTTCCCCATATCTCTTCTTGCTGTCATTCTGGGGTTTGCCACCATCGCACGAGGAACTCCTGCCGTTGTTCCCGGCTCGCTTCCCGGCGACGTGACTGTGGACAACACGGGGGCCGTCAGCTACTCGATTCCGATTGAAATGCCGGCGGGAACGGGCGGCATGCAGCCGGAGCTGGCCCTGACATACAGCAATCAGTCGGGAAACGGCCCCTTCGGCATGGGCTGGTCGCTCAGCGGTCTTTCCTCGATCACCCGTGGTCCGACCATCTATGCGCGCGACGGTTTTTCCGACGGGGTCGATTTCGATTCCTCGGACAAGTTCTATCTGGACGGTCAGCGGCTTGTGGAAGTCGGGCGCAGCACGGCATCCCCTTGGTTTGTCGAATACCGGACGGAGCTGGAGAGCTTCAGCCGCATTCGCGCATATGGAGCAAGCCTCGACGAGGCGGCGAGCAAGCCGACCCATTGGAGTGTGGAAACCAAGGCGGGCCTCAAGATGTGGTTCGGCAGGGATGATAACGGAAACGATCACAACAGTCTTGTCGTGTTCAATCGACTTGAAGACGGAAACATGCAGGGTGGCCCGATCGGCTGGCAAATCTGCCGCGTGACGGATACCTGCGGCAACCATTTCGACTATTACTACAAGACAGATTCCGCATACGGCAGCACCTTGCTCATTGACGAGATTCGGTACACGGCCAACGGGTCGAGCCTGAGTCATTATGCAAAGGTCAAGTTCAACTACGAGGCGCGGACCGATTCCGTCCGTAGCGGATTCTTCGGCTTCAAGTCCAAGCTCGTCGGACGGGTGAAGAATATCCAGATTCAGTTGATCAGTGGTGCGTCGGATGACTATCTCGCACGTTACGATTTCGGCTATGAGTATAGCCAGATGGGTTTGAGCCGCATTACCAGCGTGATGCTGACGAGGAAGGACGGGACGAGCGAAGCCATGCTCAATCCGTCGAGGTTCTGGTACAGCGAAGGCGTCATCCCGTTCAAGAAATCGGGCGGAAGCGGACTTGGTGTTGCGACCACACCGACCACGATCGGTGTTGGCGTCCTTGGATCGTGGGATCTGGATAACGCTCCACAGTTCCACACGGTCGATCTCAACGGGGACACAAAGCCCGAGTTGATCAAGCAGCAGAGAACCAGTGGAAGTTCAGGCATCTTAAAATACACATATCAGGTCTACAATCCCGGTAGCTCTGGCTTTACCGCATCCGGTTCATCGCAGACGTTTGTCGATTATAGCGTATCCATCCTGCGCGCCATTCTTGGAAACAGCACGGTCGACGGTCTCTTTTCGGATTCCCAGATCTACGAATCGGCGGTGTTTGCCGACTTCAATCTGGACGGAAAGACGGATGTCTTTGTGAACAGCGTTCTTGTGGCGAATGTGAACGCCAGTGGCAATTTCTGGAGGACGATCCGCACGCGGCGCCTTCTGTTAAAAACCGATACAGGCTGGCAGCAGGTCTACAATAATCAGGTCGCCGTGGCGACGAGCGACACCCGCGACAGGGCTCGCGCGAATTGGGAGTTTCTCCCTGCTGATGTGGACGGGGACGGCTCAATGGAACTGATTCAGTTCGACCCGGAACCGGTGAGCGGCAAGGTGCGGGTGAAGATTCTCAAGACGAGCAATCCCGCAAGTGGCACCTATTTCGACACCACAGCCTATGTGCATGACAAGTCGGGCAATTATCTGGATGTTTCGATCGGAACCACGTGTGATCTGCGTGCGTTCCTGATGGATCACGACGGTGACGGAACGCCAGATATCGCCACGTACACCAGTTCGGGGCTCAGCATCCACATGATGGCAGCCGCCGGTGCCTCGGGTTCGACGGGGGAGGGAAGCCTCGGGACCATTCGCAACTGGCCGTCGGGACTGAAGGGATCCACAAGCGCTCCCTTCATCGTGACGTTTACCCCGAGCCAGCTCGGGGATATCGCATGGAATTCCAACGACACGCTGATGCCTGTGGATATGGATGGCGACGGACGGGACGACCTGATTCGTGTGGCGTTTGCGACGGGAAAGATCTGCTCAATACGACTCCCTCTTTCAGGCGTGGACACCTTTGACAGCTCCACCCCCAATCCTCCGTGGATAGGAACAAACCCGCCATCCACGATCCGTGATCCCTTGCCGGGCGAGGCGGAGGCGTACGCATCGGCCATGCAGGCCCTCAATCAGGCCCGGGCTACTGATGCGGCGAACGGTCTGCGCGACACGGTGATGTACACGCAGCTGTCGTTGCCTTGTGGGACGGCCAGCACGGTCTATGCGCTCAATGTCGTCCCAAGCGACGTGGATGGCGACGGTGATATCGATCTGATCGTTGGCTACAGTGTGAAGAACAGTTCCAATACGCTTTCTTCCGGAACGACACTGTATCTTGGCTCACCCACGGATTCCCAGCGCGGAGTCGTCTCCTTTTCCGAGGACACCACGCAGCGAGGCAGCGGTTACGGCGCTCCCTCCAGTATGAGCGATCCCCGGGAATTTGTAGATCAGTTCACGATGTTCGACACCGACCTCGACGGATTGCCGGAGCTTGTGCAGTTTCGCAAGCAGTCCAGCGGCAGCATTATTGAGGCGCGCCGCTGGCGGCTGTATTCCAACAGCATTCCTGTCGTGAACGGCGTGAGCTGTCCCTGGGGCAACCTGCTCTATTACGCGGAGAACGGCAATGGAACGGGCGCGTGGGTTGTCTACAAGCCCATGACCGATTCCACGGTTTATACACGACTGACGAATCGTCCGACGTATCCTTTTGTCGAATCATACGGCCCGTTCCCACTGGCATCGGATGTGGGGCGCGAGAGTGCCGATGGGGTGGCCTATTGGAGCACGTATGGCTATGCGGGGGCTCTTGCCCATGTTCAGGGGCGAGGTTCGCTTGGGTTTGCCACGTTCACCTCCTATGACTGGGATACCGGAATTGCCGAGGCCCAAAGACTTGAGCAGGCATTCCCGTTCACCGGCATGGTGAAGGAGACGCAGCGTTACCGCTGGTTGTCGGCTGGGGGGTTGACCACTCTCTCAAAGGATGAGAACGTCAACAGTTTTGATGTCGTTCGCGTAGGCAGCAGTACAACTGGCGCCTCGGTCTTCCCGATGGTGATCCGTTCGACGAGCCAGAAATGGGAGGACGACAACACCGCCGATTACAACTCCAGCGGAGCATGGGTCGGTCCCAATCCGTATTCGGTCGTCGTCAGCAAGACATGGTTCGACGATCAGGATACCAGCATCGATACCACGGCTCGGACGGCCTTTGACGACGACAATCCGCAGGGAGACCTTGCCCTACGCTACGGGAACATCACCAAGATCGTCATCGATAGTGGCGATGGGTATTCGACGACGACGCTCAATACTTACGAAGACGTCAGCGAGAGCGGGTCCTGGATACTGGGGCGATTGAAAAAGTCAGTCGCGACTTCGAAGGCTCCGGATCAGACGGATGTCACAAGAAGTTCCGCATTCAAATACGATGCTAAAGGTTTGCTCGTGCAGGAATTTGTGCAGCCGACCTCCGATACGGGAAGCACCCTCGGTGCGCGGACGGTCAAGACGTATGTCCGGGATGCGTATGGCAACATTTCTTCCGAGTCCGTGGCCGGTGCCTTTGGTGCGCGCGACGCGGTCAACAGCTATGCGTGGACGAGCACCACTCTTGTCACTCGCAGCAATCTCGACGCCACCAAGCGCTTCTACCAGACGACACGGAATGCTCTCGATCATGAGGAAACGAGCACCTTTGACTTTTGGGGGCGCAAGCTTTCGAGCACGGGACCGAACGGGCTTGTGACGCAGGGGAGCTATCCGGATCCGTTTGGAATCCATGTGATCGAGTCACGGCCTGACAGCACGGTAGCGGAGAGCAATGTCACGATCCTGCCCGCAGATAAAAGGTTCTCCGTTGCCGCTCCGTCAGGCGTCGGGGTGATAAATACACCTTCGCTGGCATACACGGTGAAGACATCCAGCGCCTCTGGGGCGCCGGAGACGCGCGTGTATTACGACCGTTTTGGCCGTGAAATTCGCTCCGAGACAGAGGGTTTCAACGGGGCTGTCATCCGCAAGGACACCCTGTACGACAAATATGGCCGGGCGATCGCCGTTTCCGGCAATTACTACGCCGATTCGGCGGCCCGTCCTGACTTTGGCGACCTTCCCGACTTTGCCACGAGCCAGTGGGTACGCTCCGAATACGATATGCTGGGCCGTGTCAGCAGGGTGATCGCACCGAACGGTAGTGAGACTCGGTATATCTACAACGGTCGCGTTTCCAAGGTCATCGCCGATGCGCAGTCCGGCGGCAAGGCGCAGACGCAGACCACGCTTGTCAATGAGATCGGCAAGACGATCAAGGTCTGGAATGCGGATCGGGACACGAGCGGGATCAGCCAGCTCGGGACTGGCGCGAGCGGTTCCACGTCGGTCGAGTTTACCTACGACGCCATTGGCAACCTGATCCAAACGGTGGCCGACAACGCCACGACCACGATGTCCTACGACCTTGCGGGCAACAAGATCGGGATGGTCGATGCGGACATGGGCGCGTGGACCTACGAGTACGACGCCCTTGGTCGCCTGCGCTTCCAGACCGATGCCAAGGGGCAGACGACCGAAATGTCCTACGATGTTCTCGGACGCCTGCAAAAGCGCGTCACGCGCGATCCCGGCAACGGCGCGTACGAAGTCACACGCTGGGAGTATGACGGGTCGGGCGAGTTCGACTGGATCGGCGCCCTCCGGCGCGAGTACGTCCTTGTGGAGAACGCCGGAAATGCCAACGCGGACGTTCTCGAAACTCCCACTGCGGCGCAGATCCGCACCCAGCACGGGTATCAGTACGACGAACTTGGGCGCCAGATCATCGACCTGCGTCAGGTGGACGGCAAGTGGTATTACAACTATACCCGCTACGACGCGTACGGGCGCGTCTCGACGATCAACTACTTCTGGCGTCCCGCCGGGCTGGAGGATACCCCGTCCAGCAGCGCCGCCAACTGGCAGTCTTTCGGCCTCACCTACACTTACACCACCACGGGCTTCCTCGTCGGCATCACGGACCATCAGAACCGCTGCTGGTGGGACAGCCCGACGTACGATCAGCAGGGGCGTGTGATTCAGGCGCGCAAGGGCACTGTCTGGACCCGGCGCGACTACCGCGAAACGGACGGCTCGCTGGCGACGATCAAGAGCGGTTTTTCGGCGGGCGCCAACACCCTGCAGGACCTTGCCTACACCTTTGACAATCTCGGCAACCTGACGAGCCGCACGGATGGCTATCGCACTCATCAGGGGACCGGCTCGCCGACGACGGCGCTGAGCGAGACCTTCGAATACGACAACCTGAACCGGCTCGTTTCGCGCAACGGAGCCGCGATTGCCACGTATTCCGCCAACGGGAACATCCTCTGGAAGAAGGACGTCAACGGTGTCACGTCCGACTACTATTACGGACCGCGCAACGGCCTTCAGGCAGGTCCTCATGCGGTGTCGGAAGCGTTTGACTACAAAATCGGTTACGACGCGAACGGCCTGATGGCCACGCGCACGAAGACAGGGCAGGCGACGCCCTGGAGCTTCACGTGGACGCGCTCGAACATGGTGAAGTGGATCTTCGACGATCACGACGGGAGCGAATACGAGTACGACGGGTCGGACGCGCGGATCATGGAAATCCGCAAAGTGGATTTACAGGCGGTCGAGAAGAAGATATTCTGTCCTGGATTCGAGCAGTTCTTTGACAAGAATACGACCACGGGCGCGTGGAAGGCGAAGCTGATCCGCGTGCACATCGGCGCGCCGGACGGGCTTGTCGGGACGTATGAGTACAAGCCGGGCCAAACGAACATGGCCTCGGCGCAGAGCCTGACGCTGCTGTTCACGGATCACCTTGGTAGCGTGGATCTTGCGATCAACATTGCCGGGGGGGCGTCGCTGAATTTCCTGCTGGACTCGACGCGGACGAAATACAGCTACGACCCGTGGGGCGAAAGACGCAACGCGACGACGTGGGTGGGCAAGTATGTGCCGACCTCTACGGAACTTGCTGCGATGCACACGGACAAGGGCTACACCGGCCACGAGATGCTGGACGAGCTGGGCCTGATCAACATGAACGCGCGCATCTACGACCCGCAACTGGGTCGATTCCTGAGCGCGGACAGCATCGTGCAAAACGCGGGCGATCTGCAAAGCTACAATCGCTATAGCTACTGTGGCAACAACCCTCTGTGCCGAATCGATCCCAGCGGCCATAGCTGGCTGAGTTCGGCGTTCAAAGGCGTCGGGGATTTCTTTTCTAAGTATTGGAAGCCAATTGTTGCGATAGTATTGTCTATCGTTACGGCAGGAGCCGTAATGGCCTTGTATTATTCTGTTACTCTTCTTCAGGGGATTTCCATCATGTTTGGAGCGACCATGGTGGGTACGCTGGCTACAGGTTACACTATAATATCCGGAGGTGTTGGATTATGCGCGTCAATACTTGCAGGAGCAGCGGCGGGAGCCGTAGCAGGATCAATTACTTCTGGTACTCTTGAGGGTGCAGCTTGGGGCGCTCTCGGGGGAGCTATTACTGGAGCTATTGGTTCATTTGGAAAAACGTATAAGTGGAATTTATTCAAGAGAGCTGCGGCGCACGGCGTTTCTGGCGGCCTTATGTCCGAGGCGCAGGGAGGAAAATTCGCTCAGGGAATGTATTCAGGCGCGGCAAGTACTTTAGGAGCGGGCATGCTTCCAGAAGATAGCGCATATTTGAGCAAGCTGTTCGCTTCCGCCGTTGCTGGTGGCACTGCTTCTGTGGTGGGCGGTGGAAAGTTTGAAAACGGTGCCGTGACAGGTGCATTTAGATACATTATTAATGACGCAATTCATAGTTGGGCGGGGGATCGTCAAACATCGAGAAATATTAGGGGAAGAAATGGAGATGTTGTATGGGAGAAAAGTAAGGAGGCAAAATATGCATATATAAGAGTTCTTCGCGTGGAAATGACTGATGATACCCCTGTGTCTGTTAGGTGGCTTGGTAATTATTCTCTTCGTTTTGGTCTTACAATATATGTTATAACAAAAGGGAATATTGTTCCTGATTCGTTAGAAATGGTATTTGCAGAAAATCAATTGGCGAAATTTGAATTTGCATGGAGATTAAAGGTTACTTACGAAGTGGTTGAGGTTTATCACAGAAATTGGTTCTTTGATAGAGAGGTTGTTGTCTCGACGTATACTACTGAAGAACTGGGATACACATATGATTTGTATCGAAATGCTACAATTTGGTGTCCTATTGATAATCCCGGAAGTGTAATACCACTAAACCTGACGCCTACGCCAAGTCCTGTAACTAATGAATATTGGATGCAGTATGGAGAATAGGTAACTATTAATATATTTATATGATTTCAATCATGTATGTCTTATTTAGGGCTGTTTCTTTACTAATTGTATTTTATGGATTGTTGTTTTCTGTATTATGCATCCGTGATAAAATACGCTGGTGGTGCTGCTTGGCGCTCGCGTTTTTTTTATTGAGGGCATATGGTGAGATAGCGTTGTTTTCCGGCGTCATTGTTGTTTTGGTCACTGATCAAAAACTTGAAGTCTACAATTTTGGGTTTCCAATAATTGATTTGATCGTCATTATTATTATGACAAAAATTGGAAAAAGTGAACTCACAGGCCAACCATAGCCAATGAAATGCCCGCGTGCCAATCGCATGCAAATCATGACATAAAGTGAACCTACAGGCCATTGCGTCATGGAAGCCCCGGATGATGGGAAGTGACGAATAGAAGATAAATCGTTCATTGAAAATCAACATTGATGCCCAGCGGGTGAGAACCCCGCCTGAAAGAGTTAGGCAAACAGTCAGAACCGAGTCTTGCATAGCCGGAGGTAACGAAGGCGTGAAGCGTAGACAGGATGATGCTGAGGCTGTGTGATTGAGCTTCGAAAAGGGTTAACGTGGGATCGGAGTCCTCTTGCTTGGCTTTTCGAGGG